CCACAGGCTTACCATCAGTTGTTACAGGGGTAGGCAATGATGAAGACTCTAAATCGGTTGTGGGGTGCTCCTGCATCGGCAGCTCGTAAACCACACCATTTTGCATCATACCCGATATCGGCCAGCGACCCGAGTACGGCTTGTATTGCTGTGAAAACAGGCTCTGCTCCCCAATCATCCAAATCTTCTTGACTGTATTCCATTCCGTTATCTGCTTTAGCACTTAGTAAACCCCTAACATTCTCGATAACAACCAATTTAGGTTGTAGTTCTTCTATAGCTCTAGCAAACTCATGCCAAAGCCCTGATCTAGTTCCTTCTTTTAGCCCTGCCCTTTTACCTGCCAAACTCAAGTCTTGACATGGAAAACCACCTGTAAGAATGTCTATCTTCTCTACTTGTGTAAAATCTACTTTTGACACATCCCGATAGTTAGGCACGTCAGGGAAATGTTTTGCAAGGATTGCACTAGGTGCATCTTCCCATTCACAGTGCCAAGCCATCTCAGCATCAAGCACATTCAAAACAGCCAAATCTAAGCCACCATAGCCACTAAATAGGCTTCCTACACGCAATTTACTCATTAGCACTCGTTTCAGTTATGTGTGTTTGTTTTACGCAGTCCTTCAAACCACAGAGTCGTTCACCTGGTCTATACAGCTGACCTTCATCATCTATTGGCTGCCAGTTATCGTCTAAGTCACCTGTCCATAACCAACAGTAGAGTTTGCCTAGTGCAGGATGTTTCCAACAGTAGTCTTGCCTAATTTCTTTGCGATCATCACGACAGTCACGACACCACAGGGCGTTTACTGTTTTGCGTATGACACGTTTATAAACTTGCTCATAGTTTTGTTCTTGACCGCATCTTGTGCAGTAAACAATCTCATTTTCTATGTCGTGTTTTGTCCGAGTCATGCAGACATCTAAGCACAGTTATTGCTGAAACACCTAATCCATGTAACTTATCAGCGTGTTTAGCCTGACAGTCTGCTCATTCAACCTGACAAGCGTTTTACCCCGAAGAACAGGGTCATCTGTCAAAGACACAACAAGTTCACCGAGCTCTCTAATGTGTGCAGAGAGTACGCTAATTGTTTGTAGCAGCTGCAGTGATTCCATCGGCCTTACCTTTGATTGCTTCAAGAATAGCACCAGGGGCTTTACCTTGTTTAGCTTCATTGTAAAGAGATCGTAGGCCTTCAATGTCGTTTATGCTATCTAACGCTGTCTGCCAGTTGCGAGCTACTTCAGGCGTACTAAGCCTTTGAACCTTGCTCATTTCACTTGCACTAGGTCGTTTACCTTTAGGACTGAACTCATTTCCGAGCAACGAAATGCACCTTCCCAGAGCAGAAGTTGAACAGTTTTCCAGAAAACTTGTCTTATTAACTGGTGATGAACCTAAACGTTCTTCAGCGTAGTCAACAGCCAAAGGGTAAACGTCATCTTTGTTTGCATAACATTCAGCCTTGAAAACGACTTGGTCAGGGGTAAACGATACAAGCTCTGTGTAGAGTCTGCCTTCAGGGAATCGTAGCCAGAACAGATCTATACGTTCTTGAACTGTTTGATATTCTGCAAGGTTAAAATGTGCCATTAGTTGTCACTCCAAGTCACTGTCATGTTTTTCTCTAACCAAACCCACTGTGGTAAACCGTAAAGTGTTACTCCTACGCTGCCTGAGTCTAGGACTTGAATACCAGATAAAACACCTGAAACAGCTGTGCTTTTGATTTTGTCGTTGCGGATAACTATGGCGATGTTGTTGCCTACAGTTAGTCCTTTTAGATCACTTATTTTCATGTTTATTTAGCCTTCTTTATTGTTAGGTAAGGAGCAGAGTTACCCCTTTGCGATAAGGTCACGATAACTTGTCCGTCAACAGTGCCATTTTTAGCACCATTTAAAGCACCGATAACCCTTGACTTCATTTCTCTCAAATGTGTTTCAGCTGTATCAAAATCTGTTTGTGCGTTGACTAACTCAATACCTAATTGCCCTAGTTCTTCATCTCTGGATTCGATACCAGGTGAGAGCTGTCGCACTGTTTCATAAGTTGACTCACTACCATCCCAGTCAGGCTGTATGTTGTCTAGCACGTATGATCTAAACTTTGTTACCTGCTGAAGTATCGCATCCCATTCGAAGTCATCCCATAACAGTTCAAACTCTTTATATCTGCCTGCATTGACTACAGCAAAAACTGCTTTACGCAACTTAAAAACGTTCATATACCAAAACACTTGAGCCTTATAGTGTTCAGGAATAGTGTCCCAATAGATTGCTGTGTGTTTGATTTCTAGGATGTAGCCTTGACCTGTTTCGTCTAAACAAATGCCGTCAGGGTTTGCGTGCATCCATGATGCTTCAGCTGCAGCGTATGTGCCTACTTCTTGCACAACATGATCAGGGTGACTTTCAATGTATAGCTGTCGAATTGCAGGTTCAACAAGCGTGCCAAGTCGCATAGCAACGTTAGGCGTTACAGAGCGTTCAAGTTTGCCTGTCTTTTCAGCCCACAAAGTGATTGCAGATGTCCAGGGGGAAAGCCCAAGAATTGTGCCTATCTCGCTACCAGAAATAACACCTGGTCTGTTTCTCAGCTCATACCATTCGGCAGACTGATTTTCGTGATTACCTAAACTGATTGCAGTTCTAAGGATTGTATCTATTTTGTCTATCGTCATACCTAAACTATAGACATGACCACTGACAAACTTGTTTTAAATCGTATAACTCTTGATCTGCATGAAGCTATAGCAAATCTTGGTGGAGTCGAATGTGAGCAAGTGCCAGAGATTTTCTTTCCCGAAGACTTCCTGCCAAATACGCACCCTAGAATCCGTAAAGAATCTATAGAAACTGCTAGAGAGATTTGTTTACGATGCCCTGTAATGGATAAGTGTCTAAAGGTAGGGATGTTTGAAGAATACGGCATCTGGGGTGGGACAACACCTGAACAGCGTAAAAGAATTAGGCGTTACGAAATCGACTAATCTTTGTTGCGTATTTTGTATGACACAACCCAAATAAACAGGCTGGCAAGTATGCAATACCCGATAACAGTTTTTGCACTGCCTTCAAGCACTATCCATGCGACAAACATGCCTAACAAAGTCCAAAGTTGACCCAGAATGTCTTTTAGAAAGTTCATTTTATTTCCTTACCCTTGATGTTGTGTTACTTGCTGAAGAAACTGCTGCAGCTGTAGCTGTAGAAGCAGAAAATTGTGCGATCTGTGTAACGATTACAGCCGAAACGATTGACTGTTCAGCCTTTTCACGAACTGCAGGGGTCATGTCTGCCCCAACATTGCCTATAAAGTTGATTGCGTTGATCACTGCAACAGCTGTGTCACCGAGCAAAGGTATTTCGGCTAACGCTTCAGGAACTTGAATGTCATCTGCTTGAGCTTCTTCCATAAGAATGTTCATAAGTGCCGAATGTTGCTCTTGTGGGGTTAGTATCTCGACTATTTCAGGTTCAGGCAAAACAGGCTCTACAGGCTCTACAGTGGGTTCAGGGGTAGGCTCTGGGTCTGTAGTCGGTTCAGGGGTCGGGACAGGCTCTACAGGCTCTACAGGGTCTATAGGGGGGTCTATAGGGTCTATTGGGTCAACAATTACAGGTTTAGGGGTGCGAATCGTCACAGACTCACTATTAGGACTATAAACGGCAAGACTGTCATTATCAGATCTAACCCAAAACGTCACATCAGTATCTTCAGGTAGGTCAGTCAACAACGCTTCAGGGGTCAAACTAGAAACTGCAAAGCCAGGCAGATTGTCATAAGTGTAAAAGACCGCAAAACGTTCAACAGCCGTATCTCTTAGGTAATAACCCCAAGTCAGTTTGACACCTTCATCAACAAGCTCTGCCTGCAGATTGTAAGGTGCGTCAAGTGTAGGGTCAACAGGGATAGGGGGAGCAACGATTTCTTGTGTAAACGCAGAATCAGGGATGTCTATGCCGTCTGCTCTCAAAATGTTGCATGCACCACCGCCATACTCATAAAACCAAGCATCAAGTTTCATGCTTACACCTGCAGTCGCACCGATTACAGCTGAACTACCTGAGCAACCCTTAAGAGTCCAGTCATCTATAACAACCTGATCATCTAAGGTCAGATAAAAGCCGTCATCAGCCCAAGAA